TTCTGAGATTCTTTCCATTACACCGATTGATGGTATAGTCATCTCAACTTTTTTACCAGTCTTTTTAATTGTGAATGAAAATGATGCTGTCTCCTGGATATAATATTTCATGATATTATCAGGTATCTCGTATCTTGATAATACACCCGTTCTTAATTCAATCCCGTTAGCCAATAAGCAATCTTTCTTTTCGCAATCTGTCTTTGGTTGGAGAACGATTCTGTTTTCACCCTTTATAAAGGTCAAATCACGGATTGCCAAAACTATATAGAATCTATCCTCATACTTAAGGTCTTTATAGGAAACTACACCACCATCGCCAAACATTATCCTGCTACACTTATCGAGTATGTAATTGAGCTTAGATTCGATATCAATTAAATCTCCTTCGTCTATTGAAGAAAAGTGCCTAATTTCTTTTACCTCAGCAGCTATAATAGCAATCTGAGTATCATGAGGATAGAATAATCCCTGGCTTGGCAGTAGATGTAAAGGAAGATTCTTCCAGCCATTTTGCATTGCTAGAACTTTATTGTGTTCCATCTGCTGTGCAGAGATGGATTTACCAAGCGGTCCTTCCGGTTTTTTTACCACAGGAGCTTCCTCTTCGATAGGCTCTTTATTATCTAATTCCGGTGATTCTGGCAATTCATCATACTTCAAGCCCCCGGTTTTTTCTTTTTCTTGCAGGATTCTTAATGCCTCATCAGCATCACTTCCAGATATTAAGTCTCCTGGGGATAAATTAAATTTAGATGTCATGGTTCTTTTTGGTATAGTTATATAACCACCCAGCAAAAAAAGGGCAGATTCGTTTTATTTTATCGAATCTGCCCAGATAAGTTTCTAAATATCTTATAGGAAAAGATCTTCCCAATAATCTGCTTTCCATTCCAGCGTAACTGTATAGATAGCATTACCTTGATCGTATGAAAGAGGCATCTCGTTGATTGAAGAAGCAATAAAGCAAGAAGGTATACGTATTCTTCTGAAAACATCACCCCTTTTATTAAAGATAGAGATAAGCATAGATCCAACATAATCAGTTTTAAGACCCATGGCTCCAGTAAGTGGATTGTAAATAAGATCTGCCCATTGTCTGAGAATCTTATAAACGGTCATAGAGTTTGTGTCGTCCAAGTTGACCTCAAATACTGTAGAAAACTGCAAATCTGATGTTGAAGGCTCACCTCCAGCATAACGACGACTTGCGAATTTGTATTTTTGTTCAACTGGTGAAGCTGGTGCAATATCAACTGCTAAGCCTTCAATGCTTTTAATTTGTTGGGTTAAAATGCTTTCTCCCTTAAAAGTTCTTGACGCAGCAACGATTCCATTAGGAGGTGTTATTAAAACCTCGAACTGATTTAGAAAGACTGGTTCGTAGTTGAAAAGTCCTGCTTTTGAATTTGTAAAGTGTGGTAAACCGGCCATGCCTTTTGTTTCCTTTTATTTTTACAAGAATAGATCTTCCCAGTAATCAACTGCCCAACCAAACTGGGAAATTTCATAAACTGCTTCTCCCTCTTCATAGTTAAGGGGCATAGGGCTAATAGGCTTAGTTGGGAAACAATCGATACATCTAACTCGACGATAAACATCGCCTTGTTTGTTAAACATACTGATAGTCATAGATCCAGCATAATCCCTTTTCAGACCTTGTGCTCCAGTGACTGGATTGTAAATCAAATCACTCCATTGACGAAGAGTTTTAAAAACGTACATAGAGTTTTTGTCATCCAAATTCACGTTAAAGTTCATTGAAAGATCCATGTAAGTTGTCGCTGGTTTTCCCCCCGCATAGTTACGCTTGGCAAACTTATACTTTTGAAAAATAGGTTCTGGTGTTTTATCCAGTGTTAATCCAGAGATGGATTTAACGTGTTCCAAAAGTAAATTTCCTCCCGGCACCGAAGCTGGTGGAATGATTATAACCTCGAACTGGTTTAGAAAAACCGGTTCAAAAAGGTTTAATGCAGATTGCGAGTTTGAGTAGTGAGGTAATCCTGCCATCTATTCTTTATTTTATGTATATATCATTACCAATCGAAGAACCTAAACGAAAACATTTTACGTTTGTATATATAATAAAACCAGCAAGAGGTATAAATGGAACTAGAGATATTAAGGGAAAAATACAAGGATTTAGTAGAAGGTACGATAAAGTCAAACACATTTCCTAAATGGTGTAAGAACAGAAAGGATCTTTACGATAGATTAATGGCTGAATCCGAAGTGATTAATGAGTTATACCCAGAAGCAGGTATACTTCAGCGGATGAACTACCTATTCTCGGATAAGAAGATAAATCTATGTGAATGCGGCAGACCAAGAGGATGGAGAAATCTTAAGAAGGGATATAATAAAACATGTGGAAATTTGGAATGCTCCACCAAATGCAATGTTGAATCGGTTAAAAATTTTTATCTAGAGAATTACGGAGTAACACATTTATTTGCAACCAAGGAATTCCAGGAGGATTTCAAGAGATCGTCTATAGAAAAGTATGGAGTGGATAATCCGGGAAAGAGTGAAGATGTTATAGAAAAGATTAGAAAAACCAACATTGAGAGATTTGGTGAAACCAGCTGGCTAAAGGTTAAGAAGAATAGGGATTACATCTCAGAGAGGATCACGGAGTCTAATTCTAAAAAAAGAAGCGATCTTATAGAAAAACATTCAATCCCTATAGAGGTATTAAAAACCGGATATGGTGACGATCAGGCAACAATCTACTGCAAAGAATGCAATCAGGAGAGTTCCTTTTCCTCTTCGTTTTTCTCAAAGAATATCTCAGCAGGTATAAACCCATGCTTGACTTGTAACCCCAAGCTTGTATCCGAATCCAAATCAGAAATTGAGGTATACGATTATATAAGGAGTATCTACAATGGAGGTATTATAAAGAATTATAGGAACATATCTATAGGCAAAAAAGAAATAGACATTTTTTTACCTGACCTAAATATTGCTTTTGAATTTGATGGGGTATATTGGCACAGCGAGATATTCAAGGGAAAAATGGGGAATCTCTCAAAAAAGGATTTGCTAAAAGACAAAGGAATATCGGTATACAATATATGGGAGGATGATTGGATATTAAAAAAAGATATAATGAAAAGCAGGATATCTTCTGCTATTGCTAACGGGTATAGAATATATGCAAGAAAATGTACAGTTTCGGCTATGACTCCTTCGGAAGAAAGGGAATTCCTGGTAAATAATCATATACAGGGATACGTTCCATCCAAAATAAAGATAGGACTATATTACGAGAATAATCTTGTTTCTATAATGACTTTTGGATCAAGAAGGAAAGTACTAGGTCAAAATAGCGAGTCAGGAAAATACGAGATGCTTAGATTCTGTAATAAATTAAACACGCAAGTTATAGGCGGTGCATCTAAGCTATTTTCCCATTTTATAGCTAATTATAATTTTAGCTCGGTTACATCATATCAGGATAATGATTGGCATGCAGGTAATCTTTACGAAAAGCTAGGATTTGAGATGATCGAAAAGCCTAAGCCAAATTATTACTGGTGCAAAGGAAATATCAGATTCCATAGATTCAACTTCAGAAAAGATAAACTAGTTAGCGAAGGAGAAGATCCAAATTTATCGGAAAGCGATATAATGACGGCCAGAGGATATTACAAGCTCTGGGATTACGGTAATTATAAATGGGAATACAAAAATAAAGGCTTAGATCAAATCTAAGCCTTTATTTTTATAATTGTTTATTGTGATGTATTATCCAAAGGTTGTAAATCCGCCAGAAGCAATACCACCAGTTTTTGTTACAGTAATTCTATTTACAAATTTCTGTATTCCTCTTGCTGGTTCTATTATGATATCAATAATACCCATGTTCATATCAATGACTGCAGGGGTGTTGTTAGAAGCGTCCATAATAGCCTGGTAAGCATAAATACCTCCAGCTGATCTAACTCCGTCAAGATAATTGTCTACCAGTGTCTTAATTTCAAGACGTACTGAGTCCTCATTGAAGTCAAATAAGTAGTTAGAAAGGATTTGGATGGTATCAGTCTCAACGCTGATCAAAAGATCACGAACGTGAACCAATCCAAATGCAGAACTAACTTGCTGATAAGCAGTATTGTTACCAAAGATAACTACACCTAATCCTCTTCTTTTGATAACCGGATTTAATCCAAAAGGCTCTAAGTATCCTCTGTCGTCATCTGTAAAGTCATATTCAACGCCTACTACATTTGCACCCGAGATAACACCTCTTTTTTGTCCTGCTACGATAGCATAAGGTTGTCCAGCTGAGAACTTAAGAACGAAGTTATTCGAAACGTAAGCTGCAGGAGGTACATTCAGATTTCTGTTATTCTCTCTTATAGTGATATAAGGAGTATAGAAAGCTGCAAATTTAGAACCTTGTGCTTCTGAAGGAAGACTGAAAGTGTAACTAGGATTCAATGCAAGATTACCGCCGTCTGCAATGTATCTAGCTTGTAAAGCCGGATATGGATCAGTAGCAGTAGGTGCATCGGTAAATCTAGGATCAGTAGATGCTCTGAATTGGGCCATAGAAGGAGCATTAATCAAAGCCAATGCTTGTTGTCTTCTTTGAGCCAATAAACTCAACTGGTATTTAGAACTAGGAAGTATCTGTCCGCTAAATGTATCGATGATATAACGGTAAGCAATAACGTCTTTAGAAGCAAGTGTTGCTGCTATGCTAGTTGTATACATTACATCAAGGATTTCGCTTATTCTAGCATCTGTTCCATTCGGACGATGGTAGTCGGTCATTGTAAATCCTCTTAGATAGGTAAAGTCGAAAGATCTAGTAAATTGTGGAATAGACTTGAACTTCTGAACTCTGATACCGTTTGTACCATTCTCTGAGTAAGAATAATAAAGTATCGGACGAGCAGTCGTAACTCTAATAACTCCCTCTGTAGTTGTTTGACTAACTGTTAATACCTTAGTTAAACGATTTTGTCTATTAGTGTTTCCTACTGTGCAGATATCAAGGTCTGTAGAAACCAATAGGTCGCCAACAGAGATTGGTGAATCGGGAACTGAAGAACAGGTAAATGTAACAGAATCAACCTTGGTGATAACGTTAACGAAGCTGTTAATAGATCCAACATCTGAAATAATGTCGAATTTACCAGCGCTAACTGGTGTTCCTACGTTTGCAGAAGAATAGGTTGCTCCAAATGAAGCAACATCAGTTTGAGTTGTTTCACCCAATGAAACATTAGAGTATGCACGGGTGTAAGAAATACCAAACTGATCTTTATCTACTGTCGTAGAAGATTCAATGTATCTGATTTGTGATCCTGAGCTATTCAGCCAATAGGTATCTCCATCTTGCAAATTCTTAGAAGAAACGTCATAGTAGAGTTGGCTATTTGATCCGCCTACTAAGGTGTATGCTGTTCCACCAGGTATTGCAGGGCCAGTAGCTCCATTAGGTGATGAAACCACGTCTCTTGTAACTGTATCCCATACACCAAATTGGTAAGCATTATTGAATAATGTAGGATCTGTGCTTGGATTTCCTGCTTCAGCTTCATATCCGGTAAGCTGGTAGGAAGGTGTAATCCTAATTCCCTGTGCGTAATAAGAGGAATTATCCAAAGGATGTGTATAGGAAATTCTTAATTGTCCAGATACCTCAGTAACAGCTTTAACCTCCAATTTAACGTAATCAAACTCGTTGAATAAGTTGATTGTTGGTCCGCTTAATCCAGAGATGCCTGTAACTTGTCCAACGATATAAGCATCTTCAGAAGCTGTAACGGTAAGGAAGTTCTGTAAAGCAAGTCTAGCACCAG